CCTCAGGCAGTATTCATCAGACAAGTTCAATCCCCACTTGATTAACCAGTAGGCATTATGGATGCTCTCCAGTGCCCACTTGGTGCAGGGATGATTGCGGAATGCTCCTTTATCGGTCTTGTAAGGGGTTCCATCTGCCTTAGGGAGAGTACCATACCCGTGCCCCCACTTCTCTGATGCCACGATAGAGAGCATTTGGCAGCACTCTAAGGGCATCTTAACAATGTGTTTGTCAGGGAGGCAAATAGCACTCTCAGCGGGAAATGGAGAAGTGACGAATATATTGATGGTAGGTTCCTCAACTCATTAAGTGTTCAATCATATATTGAATGATTGCTTGGTGTTCCTCAATAGTACCATCAGATTTGATGGTATTTGCTCGTTTACTAATAATCTTAATGTTTCCCTTTACATAACCTTTGCTACTATCAATCCTATCAATACTAGGTGCAGTATTTGTTCCAATAACCATAGGAACTTTAAGAACTGGACAAATTGGTGGAATAATTATATCTGATATTTCTAGATTAAACTCCAATCCTTTTTCCTTCGCTCTTTTTCTAGCAGACATTAATAATCTGTTTTCAGGTTTTCTTCTATTCCATTTTTTATGGTATTCTGGATTATTATCAAAAAACTCTTTATTTAGATTTTGATAATAATCCCGGTTTTTTTGATAGTATGTTTTTTGATATCCTCTTTTAATATCTTTACGATATTCTTTTCGGCAGGATTTACACATACTATCTCTACCACGAACAGAATAGTACCATTCAGTTTCTGGTTTTTCGGTAGAACATTTTTTACAGAAGAACATCTTATAAAATGAATATCTTTATAAGTATTTATAAAAAATGTTCATTTCATCAACCAAAAGTAGAATCAGGCTCCAGAGCAATATGATAAGTCACATCGAATCCAGTATTCTTGAATCGTGACAGAAGTTTACTTGAGATAACCACCTCATAGTTGCCAGGGAGAATCTTAATATTTTCCACTTTGAAGTTGAATGTAAAGACCTCATCGGTTTCACCAACAACTACAGAAAAGTCATTGGATGTATCGTTTTTCTTATCACGAACAACGAGTTTCACCACACCTGCTTCACCAACCACAGACAGGTCAGGAAGTTGATAAACAGCAGCAGCCTTAAGCAGTTTATCAAGTTCTTTGGTATCAAGAATGAAACAAACATCTTCGCTGGGTAGAGCAATATCTTTGTCAGGGGGAGTAACAATTACATTTGGATCTGCAAAGAAATACTTGGAACGAGACTTACCTTCTTTAATGACCACATAACCATCGTTCTGAAAATCAAGTTCAGCATTCTGATGGAGATTAAGACCATTCAGAAACTGGTTCAGGTCATAGATACCAAAATTTTTAGGGAGTTCTTCTTCAATTGTTGCTTCTGCAAGAATATTTTTCATCACAGAAATCGTGCGGAGAGTGCTTCCTTCCTTAAACAGAATGGACTGATTGATAGAAGAGAAGTTCTTGAGAAGAGTCAGAGTTTTATCAGAGAGTTTCATAATAATCAGCGAAATTCAGAGAGACCATTATCTTTGCGGGAATAATGCCCATCAAAGTGAAGGAGAAGCATAGCATAGTGAATGACTTTCATCAAATCACGCTTATTGCGACCATCCTTGTCACCATAACGACTTCCATACTTGAGAATATTTGATTGACAAAAACCAACGGCAAGATCTTTTGCTGCCATCAGATCAATTGTCTGAATATCTTTGTAATCTTCATTATGGCCACAGTAGTGACTGCCATAAGTGCTGGTCACATAATCCTCAACATCTTTGAGGATTTTATCCTCATTATATTTCCAGAGATGATTTTTTGTTTCAGGCATAGTAATAGTAAAAGTTTATTCAATCATAAAAAGAGGGAAGACACTTTTTATCTTCCCACATTATATCAGTTTGCTTGCTGCTCGTCAAGGTTGTAAGTTACATACTCACCTTCTGGCATTTGGAAATCAGCATCCACTTTATCATAAAGTTCGATAAAAGCAGTTTTGGTTTCATCATCAAATCGTGCGGTGCAAACATCGATTGCCTTTGCTTTGTTACCAAAGATGCTATAGGCACGAACGATATGAACCAAACGACGGGTACTGATGATTTCCTCAATACCACCATCATAGAAAGTCTTGCGGATAATATCAGCCCAATCTACAAGACGTTTGCAGAAGTCACGATCCTCCACACCAAGATCTAGAGCAACACCTTCCAGGATCTTCTGTTCAGTTGAAGGGTTGGGATAAGACTGCTCAAAGGTCACAGGAAAACGCTCAAGGAACGCCTCATTTAGAACATTGGTGCCGATGAAACGACCATCATCAGAACCTTTACCCTTGGTGTTGGCAGTGGCAATCACATTAAATCCAGCAGCGGGTTTTACCCACCGACCAATCTTTTTCAGGAAGACACCTTTACCTTCAAGGATGGATTGTAGGCACAGAATCTTGTTGCTAGCGAGGTCGATTTCGTCAAGAAGCAGGATTGCTCCTCGCTCCAGTGCCTCAATGACGGGACCGTTGTGCCAAGCAGTATTCCCATCAACAAGGCGGAAGCCCCCGATAAGATCGTCTTCATCAGTTTCAATAGTAATGTTTACACGGATTAGTTCACGCTTAAGTTGAGCACACGCTTGCTCCACACTGAACGTTTTACCATTACCCGAAAGACCCGTAATGAACGTAGGATAAAAGAGACGGGACTGGATAATCTTTTTAATATCAGCAAAGTTACCAAACTTGACGAAGGTATCATCTTTTTCGGGGATGAGATTTTGTTCTACAGGAGGGACCACTGCAGGTGCTTGGAAAGTACGTTCGATTTCTTCTACCTTTTGTTGGGTTACTTCAAGATTCCACTTACCACGACCAACTTTAAATTGATCCAGTTTTTTAGTAACAGTTTGGTAGTTGGAGTCATTCATAACACACCAAGCACGAATATCAGCACCAGTCACACTATTACCATAGAGTGCCTGGAGAGAAGTGCGGATGTAGTCAGAGGAGAGAGCCATGTGTGTTTTGTTTTAACTCTGTTATTATATACGGAAAAGGGGTCCTCTTGGAACCCCAGTGGTCAGTTTGCCAACTGGTTCTTGAGTTTCTCAAGATAGGTGGAACTGCCGATGCGGCCAGTATAACCTGGATAATATTTTTCAACTAAAGATGGAATTCCCATAGCATTGATACTACTATCACATTTAATCCAGACTTCTTTGGTGTCATATTTTACTATGTGATCAAAAGGAAATTTCTGTTTCATACTACCAAAGAAATAAACTCACCAAGAACTTTCTTATTTAGTTTTTTGGTCTTCAAAGATTTTGCAAAAGCTGATTTGATTTGAGATTTTGTAGCATCATCAGCAACTTCAAACTCAGAGTCTTGTGCAAGGGCAGTTGCAGACATTCCAAAGTATGCATCATATCCAGAGTTGGTAATAGTGAAACTCCGCAGTTTCTTCCAATCATTGTGGATTTTTTCATACTGTTTATCAAGTTGACAATGATAAAGTTGAATGAAACGATTTGCATTACGACTTTCAAGAACACGAATTCCAATAAAGTTTGTGGAAGAAAACTTATCCTTTAGATTGCGAAGGAGAGTATCAGTGAATCCGTGGTATCCATAATCAACTTTGTAAGTCGTTCCAAGTTTTCGATCACGCAAAAATGTAGTGCCAGGATAAACATATCCACTACCAAGAACAGGATCTTTTGAGTATGAACGACGAACTTCTTTATAATAACAAAGTTGATTTGCCTCACCATCAGTCAGAACAATACACTGAACCTTTTGGAGTTTGTTTTCTTTTTGAAACTTAGGAAGAATTTGGTGTAGAGAAATCAGTGCCTCATTCAAAGGAGTTCCAGAAAGAGACATACGATTTGGATAAGTATAATGAGACTGATATGTGCGAGAAAAACAATAAGCAAGACGCCAGATATTAAGAAGTTGATGTTCTAGTTCTTTACCAGATACTTTGCTGGTAAGAATGTTCATCATAGAGAAAGTTTCATCAACAATCAACAAGTTTTCTTTCTTTTCATAATGTGGAGTGCGATCGGCGGCAATAAAGCGATCCTTTTCATAATCATACTCACCACGACGCCATTCGTTAGTAAAAGCATAAACTTCAAAAGGAATAGAAACTTTCTTACAGAACCAGACTAAATTGAAGAGTTGCTTACAGGTATCAATCATCACATCTGACATAGAACCACTCCAATCCAGAACAAATACCAGACCGTGATTCTTACCGTCAGGAATAACAGAAATCTTCTTGAAAAGGTCCTCATTGTATTTGTATGTGTGAAGACGAGTTGTATCAAGAATACCAGTGCGAGAAGTAGATGCACGAGCATATTGATCTGCTGCCTTACGACACTCAAACTCTTTTACAAGATAATTCACTTCCTTTTGAGCAGAAGATTTGAACTTCTTAAACTCAAGATCAGATTCCTTGTAAAGATTTGTGGGAGTGATTTTTTTATCATCTGCCCACTCATTATGAAGTTTCTGTTGATGGGAGAAAGAATTATCAATCTCTTTATGAACTTCAGAGTTTTTACCAATAATTGTATCAAGATTCAGTTGAGGAACTTCAACATAAACATTCTCATAGTCATCATTTCCAACAAGATCACGAATTTTTTCATCCAAAGAATCTGCAGTGCGAACTTCAGGTTCCTTTTCTTCACTAGACTTTACTGGAGTTTGGTCTCCTTGAGCAGTTCCACCATAAGACTCATTATTCTCTTGTGGTTGAGAGTTATCGCTATCACCCTCTTGCTCAGAAGAGGAGTCATTACTCTCTACGATTTCATTTGCAGGAGACTGCGAATTTCCTTGTTGCTCATGAGAATCAAAGTCAGCAACCTTTTGTTGTTGTTCTTTTTCTTTCTTACAATACTTGTATAGTTCTTCTGCTGCAACAAGAACATCTGCGAAAGTCTCAGATTCAGAAATCAGATTGATGATTTCCTGTTCTTCTGGTTTGAAATCAAGAGCAACAAAATTACCAATCTTAAAGTAAAGATTAGCACGGTCAGCAAGATTAAAGGTAGAAATATCATCCTCAGCAATCTGAAAGAAATCTTCTTCATTCAGTTCCTTATAACCATTAAAGAAAGTCTTAGCAAGTCCAGCATACTTACGCTTCATCAGTTTCTCAACGCGAGCATCCTCAACCACATTCACGAACTGAGGGGGGACTTTTACTTGCTCAGTCCAATCCTCATCGGGCGTAAACAAAGAGTGGCCCACTTCGTGACCTACCAGAAGGTCATAGACAGTGTTACTTGCCTTCTCCCAAAGAGGAAGAGTCAGAACACGAGTATGAACATTGAAGCAAGCAGTGGGAACCTTCTTGTGCTCAACCACCAAATCTTCAGTAGCAAGCAGTTTGGCGAGTTGAGATTTGATTTCGTGGCGAACAGGCATCGGTTTCGTTTCGTATGTATCCATAATAAAACGAAAGGTCGCCTTTTGGGCGACCCATATGACGCTTTTTGAACTGGGCGAGTCTTGCTTTCGCTTGCCTCAGTGCTTGCGGTTTAAGTTTTCGTTTCTGAGGTTTCCCAGAGTTGTGTTTCCAGTTTGGGACTTGCATTGTTCTTTGGTGGTTCAGGCCACCATATGCGAAAAACCTTTGACCTTTTCAAACTTTATGACACTCTCAAATCTGTCCTCCAGTCCAGTCTTGTGAGAGATAACAAAAATGTTTGCGTCTTTGATTACATAACGAATGATTTTAAGAAACTCTTCGGTTCCAGTGGAATCCAAAGAACTATCAAAAATTTCATCAAGAATCATAAGATTAGTATTCACGGAATTTTTCATTCTTGCAACTTCTCTCCAAGTAAAAAGAAGTGCTAAATCAATTCTTTGTTTCTCACCTTCACTAAAAGAAGCATAAGAAAAATCTTCGTGAATTGGTGACTGGACGGTTTCGTTAAACTCCTCATCAAGAGTAAAGTTAATGTAGAAGTCCATCATTTGCAAGTAACGATTAACTTGCTGATTGATGAGAGGCAAATACTTTTTGATGATTTTGGATTTTACTCCACCGTCTTTGAGCAAACTATACGAAAAATCGTAATAGTTGATTGTGTCTTTTTTGGAAGCGAGGTCGTCGTATGTAGTTTTTAAATTCTCTTTAAAGGATTCTAACTTCTCATGTTCAGAATTTCGATTTGCAAGTTGTTCGGTAATTCTTTGAATTTCCGATTCCAGACTTCTGATTTGTCTTTGACATCCAGAAATCTTAACATTGTTTTGAGAAATGCCATTCGTTAGTTTTGAAATCTCCTTCGATAGAGTATTGAAGTGACGCTCTCGCTCCTCTTCCTCTTTAATTGCCTCCTCTAGTTCTTTATAACCAGATTGCAACTCCTTTGCTTTATTTTGAGCGTCGTTAATTCTATTTATTCTAAACTCTTCATCGATGGACTGTGTGCAGGTGGGGCATACCGAATTTTCTGTAAAGAACTTATGTTCTTTGGTAATTGTGGATACTTTTTGAGAAATCTTACCTTTAAGGTTTCCTAACTTACGAAGTTTCTCAGCATATCCAGTGATTGTCTCCTGTTCACGAATGAGTTCTTGAAGAGGTTCTTCTAGCGAACTATTCTCACTCATATAATGTTCAATTTCTTTATCTAAATCAGAAATTTTCTGATTATTGTTATTGATATTATCTTTTCCGCGATTTTCAAGTTCTTCAATAAAGTCTTTTTGCATTTGGACTTTATCCAAAAGAGACTCTTTTTTCAATTCAAGAACTTTAATTTCTTCTTTTGATTGGCGTATTTTCTCTTTGATTACAACATTCATGGAAGAGAAGATTTTAATATCAAGAAGGTCTTCAATCACTTCGCGACGGTGAGCAGCAGAAAGTTGCATAAAAGGAACGAAAGTACTAGAACCCAAAATAACAATTTGAGTAAAAGACTTGTAGTTCATCTTCAAAACATTCTGCTCTAACCACTTCTGTTGATCTAAAGCAGCCGAGGACTGATCAAGTGCAGAATCATTTCTCCAAATTTCAAATAGTGCTGGTTTAATTCCTCTTACAACTTTCCATTCAATATTTCCAATTGAAAACTCAACTTCAACTCTACAGTCCTTTTCATTTACTGAGTTGATAAGTTGTGGTTTATTGATTTTGCGAAATGGTTTTCCAAACAAAGCAAATGTAAGTGCATCTAGAACAGTGCTTTTTCCTGCACCATTTGTTCCAACAATGAGATTAGTTTTATTTTTTGTGAAATCAACTTCAGTGTACTGTGTTCCCGTACTTAAGAAGTTTTTCCAACGAATAGTCTTAAATAAAATCATGTTCAGTGTTTGGAGGAATTACAATATCATCGGGTGTAATAACAGTATACTGGTATCCATGCATTTCGCAAGTTTTTACCATTACTTCATCTTCAATTTCAATCACATGCATTTCAGGATATCCATCATCTTCTAACATCATAGCATACCGAACAGCATCATCCTCTTCTTGAAAGAGATATAAAATGTGCTCTCCTTCATCATCAATTACTGAATATGCCCCTTCAGTTTCTCTGCCATTGATTGTTAGAATAAACATTTAAACTAATTCACATGCCTCTTGATAAATTTCTTGCATCATTTTTTGAATGACTGATTTATCAAGACTAATTTCTGCCTCCTCAATATATCTATTCAGGATAGAAATTGTATCTTCGCTTTCAAATGCTTCAAAGTCTTGAGGTTCTTGAATATCAAAATTTTCAATAATTTTGAGTTCTGCAATATTAGAAGAATAAAGTTTATCAATAAACTTTTCAAACTTTTTAGTATCTGACTTCTTGCGAACAACAACTTTTACAATCTTATTTTCATACTCACGAGTATCAAATGTTTGATAATTTGTATCCTCATAATAAATGTTGTGAAACATTTTATAAGGATTATCTACCGGAGTATGTTCTAAGGTTTCGGTATCGAAAATAGTAAAACCGCGAGTATCACCTACATCAGTCCAATAAATCTCATAGGGATTTCCTAGATAGAAGACTGTCCCGTTAGTCGATCGAGTGTGATAGTGTCCCGAGAAGACACGTTTGAACTTACCAAATAGTTTGCTGTCCAAACCATGCTCCATGATGATTTGTCGATTAACTCTAAATCCATGGAGTTCAAGGTGCCCCATCGCACACGGGCAAGTTGTCTTTTCAATAAGTTTAAGAGTGCGTTCTTCATTTTCTTGATTAATCCAGGGTATAAAAAGTGTAGGTAGTTGACCCAACATTACTTCAGTTGGTTCAGGATAAACGGTTACGTTATCATATTCACGTAGAAGCAAATCTACTGCGTTTACATTATTAGTGTTCTTATAGTATGCAGTATGATTACCAACAATCGTATGGACTTTTACACCCATTTCTTGAAGACGGTCATAGTAATTATTTTTAGCCCAAGATAAAGCAGAAAAATCAATTCCTTTACGACTATCAAAAGTATCTCCCATATCTACAACAGTAGTAATCCCATACTCTTCGAGCGTTGGGAAAAATACGTCGTTGTAGAACTTTAGAAAATAATCATGAAAGAGTTTGGAATTCTTACGACATCCAAAGTGCTGGTCTGTTATGATACAAATTTTCATTTTAAATATTCAATAGCATTATGAAGAAACAATTTATTATCATAAAAGTACCCCAGTCCCCTATTACAAGTATCACAGAGAAGTCCTCTGACTTTACCAGTTTTATGGTCATGGTCAATGAATAAAACACCCTTTGTAGAGGACTTTTCAGACTTGTTGCATATAGCACAGACATAATTCTGTTCAATAAGCATAGCATCATATTGCTCAACCGTCAACCCATATAGAGAAATTTGTTGTCTTCTGTTTCTGTTTCTTTTTTCTTCAGAACTTAACGAATTATATCTCTTTCGATTAGAAGCATTTACTTTTTCTCTATTTTTTTGAACCCATTCTTTTACATCTCCATTTTCAAATCTTTTAATTGAGTTTTCTTTAGTGCAGTTAACACATCCAGTCATAGAAGTATACCTTAAGGTATTTCCACATTTTTTACATGGTTTACCTTGATAAAACTTTTCACCTTTTTCCGAAGCAATCTGTCTTGGATGCATTAAATTAAAACTATAATACTTAATAATATTTATACAATAAAGTATTATAGTTTAATATCTTAACTTACTATGAACTCCATCCTTTATTGAGTTGTAATCGGAATAGTTCCCACCGTCAACATTATTGTCGTCAGTAAAGACCTCAGAATACCCAGAACGCTCAAGGATTTTGTTCTTAATTTCTAACTGACGCTTTTCTCTTTGGATTCTACGGAGGAAAGCATAGTGAATGATTTGAGTGAAGTATGCAAAGGGATTTTGTGACTTCTCTGGATTGAAGTTATGAATATACTGAACGCAGTTTTCAATACCATCAGAAATCATATCTTCCTTGAACATATAGTTCACGAAGTTTGGTTTGAAGGAAAGATGATTAGCAATCTTCAGAAAACACTCTCCGATGTAGCGGGGAATAGGAGGTTTTGGTTTTCCTTGGATTTCTGCAATTTCTTTATCTTCACGGTACTTAATAAGTGCTGCAAGAAACTCTTTGTTATTGACGTAGTGCTCTGACCTCTTTCTCTTGGTCATAACTGCTGTAGTTATCATAAGTTTTTATCATTATTATGTATAGATTATACCATTTATGTAAATGCTTGACAAGGTATTTGAAAGTTGATACAATTACCTTTGTCGAGGTTGATAAGATTAACTTTAGCTATTTTTATAGAGTTTCTCTAAGAGCTCTTTAGCATCGTTAACATTAGCAATATATCCCATTCTACGATTTAACTTTGGTTCGTTATTCTTTTCTCTGCTTGATTGTCTGACATAAGATTGATACATCATAATCATTTCAATATCAGAAGATTCAGAGAGAGTTATAACGTCTTCAAGATTAATAATAAACATATCTTCTTTGGTTGTTTTTAACCAAGGTTCTATTTTATATCCAGCAATACCAGTTCTGGTTTTAATTTCATTTACGGTAATAGGATTAGAAACAATTAGTATTGTTCTATCTTCTTCCTCTGAAGCAGCGACTTTAGCAAAGATCTCTTCGCCTGTTTTTAATTTGAGTGTGCAGTAAAAATCATCTTCTATCATTTTTTCTTGAGTTGTATGGTGATTATTTCATAGTTAAAGTTTTCTTCGTTATAAATTTTAATTCTTTCTATTAGGTGATTTAGAGTATAATTTTTTCTGGAGTTGTAAGTACAATCGTCAGCAATATCGTAAAGAACTGCTTTTGTTTTATTTTTACCTTTTCTCAGAACTCTTCCGATTGATTGAAGATTTCTAATTCTTGATTTACTGGGAGAAGCGAAAATAACATTATGAAGATTTTTAATGTTGATACCGGTAGAAAAAGTTCCGTAAGAAGCTACAATAATCGCATTGTTTTCTCTTTCAGTAATTTCTCTGACTAATTCTCTTTCTTCAGTATCGACACCACCATGAATAAAAAATACTTTACGATCACTTCGCTTAGTATTATTTATCTTTTCATAGAGTATTGCTCCATGTGCTTCTACTCTAGAAAAAAGAACAAGAGTATTTCCTTTTAGGTCAAGAGAAAGATTTGTAATAAATTTATTTCTTTGGTCTTGAGATATTAAATATTGAATCTCATCCTCATAAGTTTCAAATTTTTGTGGTGGATGCTTAAGAACAAGACAACGAATATCTAACTGAGAAATATGACCTTGTTCCATTAACTCATAAGTTCGGGTAACTTTATAAGAAGGACCAAATAATCCTTCTAGAACCCATTTATGAGTTTGAGTTCCGTCTAAAGTTCCAGTGAATCCAAAACGATATTTTGCATGATGAAGTTTAGACATAATATCAATAAGTGACTTGCTCTTAAACAAGTGTGCTTCATCTCCTATAACTACTCCATAGTCCTCAAAGAATGAACGTTCTAATTTATATACAGATTGCCATGTTGTAATCGTGACAGGATGTTCATTTGTCTTCTCTCTACCAGAATAAATTCGGTGACAGTATGAATCCACATTCCAACCATAATCTTCAAAATCCTTGTACATCTGCTCTACCAAAGATGTCGTTGGAACAACTAGAAGAATTTTTTGTCCTTTATCTACATAATACCTTACAAGGGAATAAATCATCAAGGATTTTCCTGAGGCTGTGGGTGATATCAGTAATTTTCGGTTATGTCTTAGAGCATCGTATACTCCCTCTATTTGATACTGACGTGGAGAATGAGAACAAATAGAAGACATATAATCCTTCACACCTTCGAAGGATACATTTTCATTTACCTCAAAAGGTAACCCATAAAATTTATTTTCTTTAAACTCATACGTATAATTATGGAGTTTTAGTTTGTCGATAACCTTATCCAACAAACCAGTATAAATTTCTCCAGTATGAGAACTTAATAGGCGAATCTTACCGTCCCAGTGTCTGCTTCTATACTGGGACATAAATTTTGCAGATTCAACCTCAAATGTAAAGTATGGTTGAAGTTCGTAAAGAATATGAGGTTCACAGTGTAGTTTAATATAAACCTCATTCTTCTTTTCAATGATTACATCACTCATAGCATCATAATTGCTATGAGTATTTATTTACCCTAGTCCAGACTGAAAACGTAGAAAATCTATAGAATTTTTAATTTGATAAGTTCGATTTGAAATCATCTTAAGAATACTATCAATATAGCTCAGCATTGTTTCATAGTATTCTATCTTTAAAACTACCTGAGATAATTTCTCATCAGAATCTAGATATCCTTGAAGAGTTTCTTTATCTCGAATCTTTTTGGGAAAGGGGTTTTCTAAGTAAACGTCTGGGTCTGCTTTTCCAGTAAAGTATTCGTATCTTTCGTGTCTTATTTTTTTCTTTTGCTGCTCTGCTCTCTTTTTCAATAGATTGATTGTATTATATAAATCAAAATATTTTGAATGTAAAATTGGAATATTTAAAGATTCTGTATGTAGATTATCAATATCTATTTTTGAATCTTCTTCCCACATTTTTTGGATAGTATCCAAATCAATACTCATAGTTTATTTCCTTGCAAATCATAAATGTTGTATATAGTATACTTGAAACTAACGTCTGCCGTAAAGTACTGAATATCAGTATCAGTTGCATCAAACGTCATTGTTGATAATGAATATGGAAATAAGTCCTGGAATCTTATCTGAAAATTTGGTATTTGACTACTAGTTAAAACTTGTAAAGTTCCATCAGAATAAATGTTCTGACGATCTCTTGCATAGTTTCCTTGAACGGTCCCAGACTTTTCTAAATCATCAAACTGCTGAAGATCTTCTGGAAATCCTAAACCACGTATCCAGTTTTGTATTTCCATATAATTTTCAAGATTTTCATCAACCAAAAATCTTAAACTTAAATCACCAAATTCAATGATGTCACCTGGAGTTGGTAACATTTTTGTATATGAAGGTTGAATAGCAACTCCAAGATTTAAATCGGGAATATTTGCTTGATTACAGAAAAAAGCAACTTTAGGTGTTCTAGTTAGAGTAAACTTAAATCCTGTTGGGGATAAAAAGTTTCTATTATCTATTTGCCCTCTAGTCATGATTTTTTTAAGTATTTAGATAAAAAAAGAGGGTCCTTGCGGACCCTCCTGAATCTCTATGTGAAATAGATCACATGAGGTTCTTAACAGCAACTCTTCTGTAGTAGCGGTTGGTGTTAGTAACGAGTCTTCCAAGACCCTGACTGGTGCCTTCCGCAAATGGGTTAGCAACCATTCCGTAACGGGTCTTAAAGCCGATCTTAGGCTGGAAGCTGTTCTCACCAACGGCACGAACCATTTGGAGAGGAACGTATGGGCAATAGAAGAGACCAGCGTCATAAGGTGAAGAACCCTTATAACCAACAACGTAGTACTGGTTACCACCTGTTGGAGCAGCGTTACCTGAAGTCAGGTTAGCAGCATATGGGTCGATGTAGACGCGGAATTTGCCCATCAGAGTACCAGCAAAGGTGTTGCCGGTATCATCAACGGTTAGGTTAGCGTTGAGTGCTGGGGTGTAATCCAGAACGCCAGCCATGGTTAGAGCGGAAGCAACGTCTGCAGAGCAGAGGATGATGTTGCCCTTTCCACGACGAGTTCTCTGAGCGATAGCGTTAGCATCTCTCTCAATCTGGAACAGAAGACCCTTGAACTTCTCAACTGACCAACGACCGTTGGAGTCAACATCAAGGTCGAATACACCAGCGGTAGCAACGTTCTGAGAAGCACCCTTCTCAGCGGTCATGTAGATGGTACGGATAACTTCGCGGTTGATTTCAGCAAGAATCTCAGTTGACAGAATGTTTGCCAACTCAGCTTCTGCATTCAGACCGTGAATTGCCTTGAGGTCTTGAGCGAGCTCGAGTGAGTACTCAGCCTTCAGAGCGCGTGACTTTGCAGTAACAGTGACTTTCTCAATTGAGAATGCCATCTGGTTGAACTGCTGACCAGACTCTCCGAGACTCTCAGAGTCACCGGTGAGCATACCCTGACCAACGTTGTAGTCAGTTGCAGCAACAGAAGCAGCGTTAAGTACGGCTGGGTTGCTACCTTGTTGTGCAGTAGTACCAATACCAGCAGCAGTGCTACCGAATCCTGCGAGGTTTCTATCAGCGTCTTGACCAGAGAATGCTGAGTCTACTTCGTTGTAGAAGGTCTCAGTACCACTCTGATCGGTGTAACGTGAACGCATCGCGAAGATGAGTCCAGTAGGACCGCTCATTGGTTGAACGCCTGCAACGTCATAGGCGATCAAGTTAGGCATCGAACGACGGATCAGTGAGATCAGTACGGGATCGAAACCAGCGGTAGGACCACCAGCAGCAGCACCGCCAGTGAAACCACCTGAAGCACCAGCAGCGTTACCGCTGTTGGTTGGTGATTCCATGAGCATATTCATGGAACCGTTATCGAAAGCAGATTGCTCTCTTAAAAATCTTTCTTGGTTTTCGAGCAGGACAGCGGTT